TAGAGGAATTATTCCTAAGACTAAGATCAAAATCAGTCGGCGAGACTGTAGATATTAACTTAAAATGTGGAGAGTGTAGTGCAAATACACCTGTACAGATTAACCTTGAAGAGATTCAAATGGGTGAATTACCCAAAGAGAATCATATTATGTTAACCGATTCTATCGGTATGGAATTTAATTATCCTTCTGTTGATTTGGTAGCATCTTTGGAGTTTGATCCAGAGACAACTAAACCAGAGAAACAAATGGATATGACATATAAGATGATTATCAATTGTATTGAAAATATTTTTAGTGATGATGAAGTATGGAATGCAGAGAATCAGACCGAAAAGGAACTCAAAGAGTTTATTGATGGTTTAAATTCTCAACAGTTTGCGAAGATTACTGAGTTTTTCGGAAAGCTTCCTTCACTAGAACATAAGATGGAGTTTACATGTATATCATGTGGGGCAGAACAGGAGATAGAGCTAAGAGGTCTCTCTAGTTTTTTTACCTAGGCCTTTCGCATGATACTCTAGTTAACTACTATAAAACTAACTTTGCAATGATGCAACACCATAAGTATAGTTTAAGTGAATTAGAAAATATGGTACCATGGGAAAGGGAGATATATGTCGCCCTACTCCAACAATGGATTAAAGAAGAAAATGAGCGTGTTGCAGAACAAAATAGGAAAATGAAAAAATAATGAGTGAAGAAATTAAAAAAGATTACCATCCGGCAGATACTAATGGAGACGGTAAAGTGTCAACAAAAGAAGAAGAACTTTATTTAAAGTTTAAAGAAAAAGAACTAGAAGATCAAGACGCAATGAGAGATGCGCAGCGCAAGATGACATGGTTTGCATTAGGTGGACTATTGTTATATCCATTCGCTGTAGTAGTTGCTTCACTTGCAGGATTAGATGAAGCTCAAAAAACATTGGGTAGTATGGCACCAACATATTTTGTGGCTGTTGCAGGTATTGTAGCTGCCTTCTTTGGTGCTCAAGCATATTCGGGTAAGAAATAATGGATCCGGTTAGTGCATGGGATTCACTATCATATGTTGATGGTGTTTTATTTTCAATTTGGTTAGGTATATTATATTACGGTAAATGTTGGATAGACAACAAATTTAAGGATTAATAAAAATGGCTGACGAAAGTAACAAGATGAAAGGTGGCAATAACAAGCTATCAATGAAACAGGTTGAGGCTGGGTTTGGTGGTAAAGATGCCAAGAAGGCGGCTGAAAAACAAGCTAAAAGTTTAACTGAATTAGTTGAGTCAATGAAAACTCAATCATCTAATGTTACTTCGCAAGTTACTGCTACTGTTGATATGCAGAAATCACTGCAGGGTCTTGAAGGGTTTATGGGAATGAACTCTAATGAAGAAACAGAGGCCATAAGAGAACAGTTTGATAGTTTAAATGCCATCATGCAAGAACAGGTATCACTGCAAGAACAGGGCCTTAAATTCGACCAAGGGTTAATAGACAGAACAAACGACCAACTTGCTGCATTACAAGAGGGTATCCAATCAGAAGAAGATAAAAGAGAAGCTATAAAGAAACAAGAAGAAGCCAATTCTCTCCTATTAAAAATGTCTAATTCATTTGATAAAGGAATAGGTAAGGTTAAAGAAACTGGCGGCTTCCTTGCAGGTATAGCTGGTCTAGCCACACTCATATTAAATCCAGAAGCCTTTGCAAAGGGTATTAAAGCTGTCATCGGATTTGTTCAAGATATGGTAGATGTGGTAGAGAAAGTATTTGCTGGAGACTTTAGTGGTGCCGCAGATGTATTAAAAGACAACCTTGGTATAATTGGCGGAATCCTTGGTGGTATGTTATTATTAAACCTAGGTAAGGCACTCAGGGCTGTAAGAAAAGTTGCAACTGCATTTAAGGTCTTCGGTACCTTTATGAAAGGAACCTTTGTTAAAGATATGCTATTCAGCTTGGGTGAAAAAATGAAAGCTGTTGGTGCTACTATGATGAAACCAATACGTGCTCTTGTTGCAGGCTTTAAAACATTCCGAGTGTTTATGTTAACCTCCTTTGTTCCAACCATTATGGGCAGTCTATCTAGTATGATGTCGTCTGTAGGTGGAGCATTTATGAAGGTATTTAATGGATTAAGAAAAGCCTTTATGGTCTTTAGAGTGTTTATGTTAACCTCCTTTGTTCCAGCAATGATATCTGCACTAGTAGGTATGATGAGTGCAATGGTACCTATTCTAATAGCCATGGCACCTATCTTATTACCTATTCTTGCCATCGCTGCACTCTTTGCTATCATTGGTATTGCTCTAGTAAAAATAAGAGACGCATTAGGATTTACATCTATCTTTGATGTAATGATGCTCGGCCTTGCTTACTTACAAGATGCATTCGCAACAGTAGTTAATTTCATCGGTTCCATAGTCAACTTTATTACAGGTATGGTAGAGAAGTTTGGTAAGTTCTTAGGGTTTGAGTTTGATATACCTGAAATTCCTAAGATGGACACTAATAATGCCGAGAAGAAGAAGATTGAATTAGAGGCTAAAGCTGAACAAGCCAAGATAGATGCCGCAAATGAAGCAGCTGCTCAACCCGAAGGTGTTGGTGAAGTTGAAGGGTTTGCAATGCCTGATATGGCAACTATGGAGATACCAGAGATTGATACAGGTGCACAATTATCTGATATGTCGGCTGAGAACGCTCTAGCAGGGGTACAGACTGGCTCAGAGAATAATGTGGTTACACAGGTATCATCTTCTAATACTTCAAATAGTGGTAACACTTCTAATACAGTTATTCAAGGCCATAGACCTAGTAGGACTTCTGATTTCCTACACTTTGGCTTTGGTTCATTCGCAAGATAAAAAAGGGACCCCGAAGGGTCCCTGAATGCCACACACTTTATCAGATATGCTCCAGACTGAACTGGGGTGGCCTATTACAACTCTTATTATTATGAGTCTTTTGCAAGTTTAGCAAAGTAAGACAACGTATCATCTTCATCACTATCACTACTCGCTGGCTCGGGTGAATCCTGAGTTGCATATGCAGCAGTTGCCGCTGGGGCTTCCATTACATTTTCAACTACAGGTGCCGCCATAGGAGCATGACCTGCGTCAACACCTAGGACTTTATTCATCTTTGCCTTGAGTTCATCATAAGACTTATAGTTTTTAGGATCAAGGAAGTCTTGTAGTGAGTATAGTTTACCATACACTTCTTCCAGTCTATCCTCATCGCCGCCAAATAAAGCACCGGCAGCAGCAAACTCTGACTTATCATAGTTTACCCAACCTTCTACTTTACGTACTTTGATTTTGAAGTCAGCACCTTCCCAGAAATCGTAATGATTGATAGGTGTTTCATCTTCAAATGCAGGTTGCATTGATTCCATCACTTTATCAAAGATTTTCTTGCCAAATTTGTACAAGAATACCTTTCCTTCGTTTTGAGGATTGGCAGGATCAGATACCACAAGAATGTTTGACACATAATGTAGGCGTCTTTTACGATCCCTTACTGTTACCTTATCTTCGTCTCTACCTGTGTTCCATAGAACGGTATTGGCTTCTGATACAGGATCAGGTTGGCCGATAGAAGTTAAGGAGTTCTCAATATACCATAGTCCACCAGGTCCTTGGAATCCGTGGTCCCAATATCTTACCCATGGTAGGTCTTCGCCTTCCATGCATGGTAAAAATCGGATTACCGCGAAACCATTTCCTGCTTTATCTCTGGTAGGTTTCCAGAAACGGTCATCACCATATGATTTAGTTTCTGTATTGGTAGATACTGCTTCAGCAGCTTTTACGAGTTTGTCGATTGACGAGCCTCGTGAGCTCTTTAAGTTTGCAAATGACATATTTTTTTCTCCGTATATTGCATTGTATTTACTGAATTATCCACTTACGCATAATATAATGTATATTATAACACATTTGTGTTAATTTGTAAACCCTTTTCTTAATAAATTTTTACATTTATCTGAATTAAAGCTTACAAAGGGAGTGTACTTTTCGATTCTTTTCTTAACATCAGGCCACATAATGGTATCTGTTATTTTAGAAGATTCTCGAGGTACAAATCCCAATAAGGAATTAAGAATAACAACAGTCTCTAAACTAATCTCTTCTTGCATCCACAACTGAATAACAAAGGGAAGTTGACCATCATAACTCTCAAAGAGTTCTTCAAAGTTAACTTTCTGTTCACTCAGTATATTTATATCAACTGAAAAGTGACGATGAATACTTTCTAAGATTCTTTTATGATTCTTATAATTATCTTCACCGCACTCGTTGATCATCTCTCCGACATATGATACACCATGTTTAAAGTTTGAAACATAGTAACCCATCATATCCTTTTCATACTGCCTTGCAACCTTTGCAAAGAAGTACTTATCTTTCCGTTTTAAAAATGAAGTCGGCTTCACATTTGTTTTAAAGTTATATTTAAAGGCATCATAGCCTTCTTGCTCGAAGTGTAGTTTTAAAGCATTATATAACTTGTATGACTCAAACGGATCAATCATATTAAACCATCACACTTTCGTATAGGGCTTCTACATCTTCTACTTCACCCACAACATCATTCAAGTTTTGTTTGTGGTAGATAGTTGCCATTTTCTTCAAGTACTTTTTATCAATTTCAACATCATCACAACACGATATAATGGCTTCTTTAATAAACTCTCGTTCAGCTGCCATACGCGTCATTGAATTGCTGATTTCTTCAATACAGCCCTTGATTCGCTTTTTATCTTCATCAGATGATGGGATAATTACATTACTACTCATAATATTCTCCTATACTGGTAGCTTGTTGCCACCCTTTGATTTAATTAAATTGAGACCATGGGCCTCGTTTTCTATCTTTGCTTTAAGTGAATCGGTTAATAAACGTTTTAGGTTTGAATAATCCATTCCTCTCTGCTCGATAATCATTACCGCTGCATCTATATAAGATGTGTTAGGTGTCTTAGATACAAGTGTCTCCACTGCTAACGAGAATCTCTTCTTCGTCATTATTTTATGTTCTATAATATCATTCATAATGTCCTTAATAATACACAATCAGCATTCACCCTTCCATTGCAGGGATTTACTTTGGTTGTGACTGTTTTCCACACCTGCGACTCAATCTGTTTTGGTGTCTTGGTTAATATAAGTGGTAGAATATCCTCAGGTTTACGCAACCTAGTACACTTTGATAATTTAGGCTCAAAGTTTTTAATAGACGTTCCACCTATTTCAAAACCAGCAGTCGCAGTGGTAACATACTGATAAAGTGTTCTATTCTTTGTATTAAAGATGAATAGAGTTTCTTTACCGGGGATAGTGACAGGATTGATTGAAGCAATCTTAAAATCAGTATCATCGGATTTATATTTAAGGTTTTTAACCTGATCGTCTGTAGATTTTCTCTTAGCAATACGAGGGGTTTTACTAGCCTTGAATGACAGTTTCAATGAATCCAAATCAGCAAAGATAGTATCCATTTGTTTTAACATTTTTCTTTTATTAGCAGGACTAATGTGCGAATAAGCCTCTACACATTGATCACACTTCTTATTGAGTGCATCACTAATTTCATCATAATTTGATTGAATGATTCTTTGAAATGGAGCAATTGCATTGCCCTTTAATTGATGTTCTTTAAATAAACTATAGACATCAAGCTTCTCTTTGTATTTGTTATCCATCCAGCCATCAACAATTGTTTCATCCCATGCTGCATAGATTGTATCCATCATTTTGCGTCTGGTTCTCTCAGCAATAGAGATAACAGGTGGGGCATTTTTAGTTTCTTCTTTCTTTTCTAGTAGTAAAATCTTGCCTTCTTCTACCTGTTCCAATAGATGTGTTTTAACTTTGGCATACTGTTCTTCGGTATGTTCCCATCCACGATAGTGTAAACGTATTACAGCTTTACAACTACCAACTAATTTATAATCTTGGCATGCTTTCAGAGCTTTAATTTGATCTGTATCAAACCCAATATCTTCAGCATATCTAATTACATAAGGTATGTAATCTTTAAGTTTGTAGTAATAGTTATACCAGTGTGCTGCTTTGGTCCACTCAACATTTACTTCTGATTGAGTATATTTCTTTGTTACCCCTTCTTCCCAGAATGGTTCAGGGCCCATATGAATTTGATCAAGAGAAAGTCTTTTGGATCTTTTCTCTGACCTCTTGGCCTTTTTCTTAGCCGCTATTTCTGTTGCTGTCGCCATAATATCTCCTTAATAATATATGTTATTATATCACACTTTTATGCAAAAGTAAAGGGGCCGAGTAACATAATTATAAATAAAGGAGTGCAATGTTACTCGGCCCACAAGCTTAAACTTCTGTAGGATCAATATCCTTAATTCCTAAAATCCAATTTTCAGCGGCTTCTTCAGCCCATACTTCAGATTTACCTTCGTACCATTCAATACCTAAGGTCTTGCCTTTATGTACAAATCTAACTCCAAATGTATTATCTGATTTCTTTTTAACTACTTGTGCTGTCTTTGGATCATTCATAAACTCACTCATAAGCACTATATCATTTGAGAGGCCTTGAAGCCTCATGTGTTCGTCGTGACTACTATTCGCCATCTTTTTTCTCCCAAAACATAGGCATTCTTTTGCCTTGTTTTTCTTCTTCGATTATGTGGCTAGACATATAACAAAATAAAAATCCGATTCCACATAATACTATTCCAATAAAAGTTTCCATATATATTTATCTCCCAATGTGCTCTACATCTTTGCGAGGTATCACTTGATATGCACCTTTGTTGTATGCAGGTGCGACTGTAAAGTTTTTAGAAGCTTCTTGCTTCCATGATTGATCTTTATTAGGTGTATATGTACTTGACATTTCGGCTGAGGGGTATTTGGTTCTGTGTTCTGCTGACATCTTCTCTGCCAAAGTCTGTTCATGCACCATAGGTTTAAAATCTGCTTTAGGCCTACGTGGTTTGTTTAATGCAGGTGTCTTACGCTTTCTGCCATACATATCATATCTTAAACTTCCAATAGAATTACGCATTATGCCTCCTTACTTGGATCCCATAGGGTCAGGTTCTTAGTTTTAAGTCGGTTTACAAGTAATTTATATCGGCTTTGTTCTTCTTTCCATTCCTTTAACCACTTATGACCATCACGTTCTGCATCAATAAAGATTGCATTAGTTAATGCTAGTGGAACTAACACTGCACAGTGAGCAATAATACTGACCACTGTATTGTAATTAAAGAATCCTAGATAGTTTGCCGCTAGGAATCCAAAAAATACACTCCATACAGTAAACAATACTAACATGAAATATGTTTGCAGACTTGGGTCTGGAATGTACTTTAGGGGGTTATATTTAACGTCCATGACGCGTCTCCAGGCACTTACAATACCCATAACAGTGCGTCTAAATAGTTTTGGCTTTTTTAACATTGGTTCTATACTCATTATGTTTTCCTCTCATATTCATCTATCAATTCTTGGCCAGTAAGTTTTTTACCGAAGGTATGTATTAATCTGCCGTTCTGCCTACGCTCTACTACGCCACTATTGAATTCAGTATCGGTTACACACTGACCGTCAATGGTATCCTCTGGTCTGTCGTCATAATGCATGCTATCTAATGAATGTGCATGAATACTTTTTACAGATGTTGCCCAGGCCTCGGCTTCCATTTTGATTTTTTGCCTTTCTACCGATTTAGTGTATTGTGTCATAAGAACTCCTGCCTTGTTCGGCGAGTTTAATTAATTCTTGCAACTTATCTTCCCATAACTTTTTAAAGTCAGGGTTAGTTGCTCTATCCCTAGCCTTTTGTAGAGCAAATACTCTACGCATGGTACGACTAGTCCCAGTCATTACAAGTTGCTCGATATGTATCCATATACGATGTGCCAGCCAAATAGTCTTTGGTCTGTTGCTCACTGTAATACATATTTTTGGGACTGTTACATTCTAGGGAATTTGGGGATTGGTGACCTGCCTTCTTAACGTATTTGGTTAATGCGGACTGGTCTGCCTTAAACTTCTTGGCCTCTTTCTTGGCTGCTGCCTTTTTGGCCTTCTGTTCTTTATCATAAAGTTTCTTTTCCTCTTTGAGGATTTTCATGATTTGGTTATACGATTCATTTGACATAATATGTTTACTCCTTCAATTTATATGTACATAATATCACATTGTGTCGATGCTGTCAACACGTTTCTGTTAAAAAGATGCAATTAATTTAACTAAATTGTTAATTAAAAACATCAGACCTACACCATTAAGTAGTATTAGTGCTCTATCTTGCCATATAATAGACACCCATAACCATAGAGCAATACCACTAATAGATAGGTATAGATCATATATTTGCATACCTTCTACGCCCCTAATGGACATAGCAATTAATACAAACGCACTTGCAACCCACTTTAAATACCAATCTAGTGTATACTTGGGAGTTGCACTCTTAAAAATTCGTTTTGAGTTTTCCAACTCATTTTTGTTAAATTCAGGCACTGACATATAATCCTTTAGTAAGCATGACTATAACCATGACACAACACACTATGGTCATGCCCATAACGTACATCTGTCTTTTTAAATAATTCAAGGGCTCTTTTAGCGGCCCATTGATCCTCAAATTTCTTTCCACCAATGTGAACTAGAAACTCTTCAGAATCATTATAAGGACGATTGCCTTTCCAATCATATAGAGTAAAGTATGATGATTCAACACCAAACTCATCTTCAACTTCGTATTCAATTACAAACTCAAATGTACATTTTCCATCGCCTGAGATGTATTCCTCAGGTTGGCCAAACATTTCAATTAGATCATTATAAGATGCAGTCATTTCACCTTGTCGGCTAGAGCCACATCCATCATTGGTTGAGGGATAATATGTTACACGAGTAGTCATTACGCTACCTCCATCAAATAAAGTTCTGCCTGTTGAGGCGTTGCAAAATACCCAGACAGTCTGTCATAGGGCTCGGTACCAACCGAAGTGGTTCCGTCACTCCAGTAGTATTCTACCTCACATGACTGGCCAATGTAATAACCAGCAGCTGACTGCATGACCTTTGGCTCTGAAACACTCAATAATTTATCATCATTCATACTCATAATATACTCCTTAATTCACTTTATGTAACCATTATAACACTATTTTGAAGGGCTGTCAACACGTTTCTGCAATTATTTTTAATTATTTTTCGGCCAACATTTATTGTATAATTTCTCTTCAAGCCTGAAAGCTTCACGTTCCCATGGTTGGTTTTCATATTTCCAACCCTCTGCATTACGACCTTTCCATACACGAGAGCCGTATGAATTTAACTCCCCTCGGAAGTATTGTTTTGCATGCACCATTTCATGGGCTATTGTCTGCATCATTTGTTCAAAGGGAAGTGGATTACCCTCTTCAGTACGAGAGATTTGTATATCACAGTATCCCTTTTTCATATCACCCCAACACAAGCCTTGAGCATCTTCTTCAAGCTGTGTTTTAAAGTTAAGAAAGATCACCTTAGAATGCATACGGTTAATACCGAGTTCCTTACATAGGTTACCAATATAGGTTACAATCTTGGCTTTGTTTTTCATTCGTCCTTTCATAACGAGTAATGGCATATTTACTACCTCTTAAGTTTTACAAAACGTCTACGGGATTTACTGAATTGCTTCATGGGAGATTTAAACCAAATCTCCTCACGAGTTCCAGTCTTGACATATCCTGCCAAGTGACCTGCATCATTAACGATGTAGGTATGATTGGGAGTTGAATCCCCCCAATCAGTGATTTCTTTTAAGTACTGCATTATGCTGCACTCAATAATGATGGAGCAACTTTCCAAAGACCAGTCATTGTTTCAACCTTGATGTTTTTGGGCATTATCTTGATTACCTTACCGGTCACTTTCTGACCTCTTGAAGTAAAGAATACAGAGTCACCTACCGAAAATTGTGCTTTGGCTGAGGCCTGTTTAATAGAACGTAATACCTTCATTCGGGCATTAAACACTGGGATTAATGCATTCATTGACTCTAGGTCTAGGCCGTTAATTTCTTTGATTAGGTTATTCATAGTCATATTTTCTCTCACTTGTTTCATTAATTTATGGTACCATTATATCACATTTAGAGCATATGTAAACACGCTAAGTAAAAATAATTGCATTTTTTTATATTATTTTGGAATATGTAACATATTTGTCACACATTTTGGTTATAAGGGCTATGGTGCGTATATTTTAATACGCTCTTTCTTACCTTTAACCGTTATATCACCTATTGGTCTCGGTTTAAAGTCGGTAAGTTGTTCCATTGTGAAACTGGAGATGATGGTTGGACAGTTGATGTACTCTCCTCTTGCTGCTGTGGCTTCGAGTCTTGCGGCAAGGTTGACTGCGTCTCCGATGACAGAGTAATCAAACCGAGACTCACTACCCATATTACCAACAATGCAATCGCCAGTATTGATGCCAGTTCCAACATTGATGGGGGGTAAACCCTGTTCTTTATATTTTCGTCTAAGTTCATCTGTTTTTGCCTCTATTTCAAGAGCTGATTTAACAGCCATATCTGCGTGATTTGGACAGTCTAATGGTGCGTTCCAGAATGCCATTATACAGTCGCCCATATATTTATCTATTGTTCCACCATTATTCATAATTATTTTAGTCATATTATCCAAGAAATCATTGATTAGTAATACAAGTCCTTCTGGATCGTCGTTGTTTTTATAGTGCTCTGATACTGGAGTGAATCCACATATATCCATAAACAAGAAAGTCATCTCTCTACGCTCACCCCCGAGCTTTAATAATTCAGGACTCTTCTGCAATAGATATACCTGCCTAGGATCAAGGTATGTTTCAAATTGTTTCTTTATCTGTTGCCTTAAAACAAACTGTTTATAGAAATTATTGAACGCGGCTGAGGTAAAGGTTATTATATATAATATTAAGGTACTTAAAGGGGACAACAGTATACTGTAGCTCTGCCATATATAAATAAATCCACCTACAACAACACTTGAAAGGATCAAGAATGTGGTACCTGAAATCCATATCGGAAGATAATATACTGCCACCACAATCAGTATCGAACCCACTATCATACTCACTATCTCTAGTATATCGGCCCACAAAGGACGAGTTATCTGAGTACCATCAACGATGGTCTGAATGGCAGAAGCCTGTAATGAATGTGCAGACTTCATACCACTTGGAGTTGGAATCTGTGATGCCAAGCCAGAAGCAGTTAAACCAATCAGTACAGATTTCCCCATTAGATTTGGTAACTCACTGGACCCGTAGTTTATTTCCGTAAACTTAATATTAGGATTTAACCAGATTTGCCCTTGATTGCCTGTTGGTATTTGAAAGGGCCTAAGTATAATTTCTTCAATACCTGTATCATTTACCTTAACGGTATATGACGGCTTATTCTGCATAACTCTTATAGTCTCCAAACTAAATGACGGATAGAGTTGATTATTAATTTGAGATAGTAGTGGTATTCTTCTTGCAACACCATCTATTTCAGGCATTGCATTAATTAATCCATGGCCCCAAGCTCCTTCTTCTAATGCAGGTATATTGGTAACCAATCCATCATAACGTACTACCCAATCCATTGGGTCTCCAGTACCAAATACTGCTGAACCAACATAAGGCGCAGTAGAGCTTCTACCACTTGGGTCTGCATCTTGTGATAATATAATACCATTATCTTTAATCCAAGATGCGAAGACTTCATCACCACCGAATCTATCGGCCTCTGGGTACATGATAGTGAATCCAATCATTCCAGCACCAGCGTTACGCAAGTCAGAAATCATCTGTGCATATATATGTCGTGGGAATGGGTATTGGCCGTGAACGCCTAAAGTTTCTTCTGATATATTTAACAATACAATATCATTTGACTTTGTTTCTTCTATAGATGTTATGTATTGATCAAAGACTGTAAGCCTTAATTGCTGTAGAAATGAAGGATCAGATACTCTTATTACAACACCTAGTATCACAATGGCCAGAGTAGCCCATATAGAAGTTATGTATTTCATTAATCTTGCGTCACACTTACAGCACAACCACCAACCGTCATGCATGTTTGCGATAAGTTATATGTCTGTGATGTAGTACTCATTTGTTTTAATGTTAAGTCTGTTCCATATAATCCATCAAGCGTTATGGTTGCAGTATGACTCGTATTATTTCCTTTTTGACGAACAAATACATCATTATAATCATTATAAATTGTTAAATTTAGATTTTTAGCACCATCACTTTGTTGTTTGACTTGAACCTTATTACCATCTCCAGCTAGATGCAAATCAAAACTATGACCCGTTGTAGACCCTTGGTTTGTTTGTTGTACTGCCATATCATTATTATCACCATATAGTGTAATATCTATTTCATGGCCTCCACCTTCATAACCATCTGCCCACCAAGTTAAATCTGTATCAGAATCAAGAGTATTCCATGCAACTCCTTGAGCCAGTTTTATTTGATTACCCGAGCCACTTACTTCATCAAATATAATTTTATTAATGCTATTGCTATCATTGTGCTGTACTAGATACATTGATAAACTAGATGATGTAATATATGAATTATCATCTTTCATTATTATTTGATTGTTATATCCTATCTGATCTATACCCAATACAAGGTTATCTCCAGATTGTTCTACGGATATAACATTATCATCTGCTTGTAATATACTTATTTGCAGTAAAAAGAATGTTATAATTAATTTCTTCATGTATTTATTTATACTCATTGTTGATTAATCACTATTAATATGTCTTCGCCTTCATTACCTGTTATTGTGCCTTCCCAAGTTGGAGTTGTAGTATTAAGTGTAAAGTTATTTCCAGCTCCAATTTGTATATCTATACTGCCGTTTATATTACGATATAATACCAGGTCTCCATCTCTAAGGAATATATTATATTGTGATTCATCATTAAATCCCCTCATGCCACCTTTTATATCAAATTCTCCTAGTGTATCAAATAAATCACCAGAATCAACTATATCCAACACATCTATTAAGTATTCAACACTTAATTCATCTACATCTAGCTCAGTTGTTTCATCTAAAAACTCTTCATCTAGTGCTTCTTCCTCTAGTTCAGTAAATTCTAAAAAGTCTATATCAAGCAATCCTTGATCATCATTATTTTCATCTTGCAGTTCTTCTTGAATCCTGTCTTTTATTTCTGCAGGAGGATTTACTATGAACATATTATCAATTAAAGCAGGTGTGATACCTTGGATTATAGCACTAGATGTTGGAGCCGAATCCAAGGTAGCTACCATGGTCGCTGCATAAGCTTCATTAAGTGTAACTGATCCTGCCTCATTTGTTACAATAATTTCTCCAGATGGATCACCATTTTCATCTGGTAGTAAAATGATTAGGCTTCTACCTAATTCATCTATGGTTGTAGTAAAATCTGTTCCTCTTACAGCAATAGTAGCAGTAGGAGTTTGTATGTCTATATTGGCTTTATTTACAAGGCCTAATCTACCTGATGCAAAACGTGCAGTACCCATAACCATTTTCATAGACATTTTAGATAGGTTAGGATTTGGGTCGTAGTAGATCTCGTCTATTAAAACGAGTGAATGTTCTTTAAGTTGAAGTTCTGCTTTATCTAAAAACTCTATTAACATTCTACCTTTACCCGTTTGGGCCTGGTCATAGAGTTCTATATCTTGCTTTTCTTTAGCTTCAATTTCTTCTTTATCACGAAGTATTGAAGTATTACCTGTAACTTCCCTTACGCCACCTATGGGGTCAGCCGCTAAACTAACCCCACTGATGAGTAATAGGCAGAGACTAAGAGTCGCCGTTGCCGTCTTTTTGTGTAATTGTAATAATTGCATTGTCTGATGTTACATCTAAAACGATGTTCGCATTAGGAGTTGAGCACGCAGTTCCAGCACCTGTTGCACAAGTTCCTGAAATTTGGTTTATATCGACGTCTCCGCCATCACCTACTAATGTAAACTCCAAATTTTGAGCACCATCATTTTGTAAAGTATTAATATCATTTGATCCCCCAGTAATATCCAGGTTCCAAACATTATCATCACTCTCCCAATCTACATCAAAAATGTTATTGTCTCCAATTAACACTAAATCAGCATCTAGTCTTTCTGCACTTGCTGCATAACCTTGATCTAAATCAAAAGTATTACTGTCTCCAGTTACACTAAAGTTTATATCAGAATCATCTGCACTACCGCTATATCCGATATTCCAATCTATTTCGTTTGAATCACCTGAATAAGATAGTGTATAATTACTACTATCTGCTTCTAGCGGGCCAAACAAAATGTTTTGGTTACCTACGAAATCTAGATCAAACATTAAACTAGACCCAGTAATATTCATTGAAGTACTGCCGCTTGAAAAATCGTCACCTCCAATTTTATTACCAAACCCAACTTGATCAATATACAACTCTAGTGTATCACCAGATTGTGTAATCTTAATTTCGTTATCATCAGTGGCTTGTGCGAAAACAAAAGATGTCGACACTAATAGACCCATAAGGGCTATACTATATAGTTTATTCATTTTCGTTATTTTCCTCTTTTATAGAATGTTTATCGTTTTTACCATCATGCTGATGGGGGTGTCGATGTCCATTCTCTATTACCCAGAAGCCTCTATCATGGCCCTGGTATATTAGTTCCAGTACTCCAGCCTCAATGGCTGTTCGTACCGCATATGTCACACTCTCATTATTTCCCACACCGTCTTCGTATTCAATTAATTGAGTTCCTTGCTCTATAAATCGGAAGACGTCTCCCGAACTTCCATAGCTTAAAACTGTCTTTCTTGATTGGACGTTTAATAATACTTCACCCGTTAGAACTGATACTGCTCTAATAGAAACAGTCACTACGTCCTTTCGGTATCGTTTAGAGAAACCAATTCCTAGTGTCCGTGCGCCTCGGCCACCCGTTAATAAATTGGTATCATATCCTATAATTCCACCTTCGATAATCATACCGGCGAACAAAAGTGGATTCAATTGTTGCGGGCCTTTCTTGGGATCCGCAAACTCAGTTCTAGCACTTCTAATAATCTGTCTTTCTCTTACCAGATTATCAATGCCTTGTCTTTCTACTACTCTGAACCAGGTACCACCACCTGCAGTTTTCAGAGCGTCAATAATCATTTCTGTACCCCCTTGGGTAACAGCTGTTGAGAAGTCTGCTATGCCTTCTCTTGATTTTCTTTGGCCTGTTTTATCGCCAAAATTATATACTGCAACAATAGGTTTTTCTTTAGCATCTGGAAGATTTAATAAATCTATAAAAGACGGTAACCTTACAGCCTCTGCTACATCAACGCAGATATATTTACGGGACATTGTTTTTTGAAGCCCCATCTGTAAATGTCTTTGATAACCTTCACTATACTTTCCTGCTTTATCATTGCAATCTTGTGGATCATTACTCCATTGTGGAACAGAAGCACAACCACTTATTAATAATGTTAATAGACTAGCCGTCAATATCTTGTGCATAATTACCTGTTCCTACTGGAATCTCTATAACAGTTTCAGTCCCGTCTGAATCTACTATGGTCATTTTAATCCACTCACTGCCATCCTCTGCAGTAATTACTTCCCAAGTGACTACGTTACCTTCTAAAGTAAATGAGCCAAATGAAGTAGCTGAATCATTCGAAAACATGGACTCCACTAGTTGTTTAGACATTTGAGCATATATTCTGCTTTCTAAATTTCTAATGAATTTGGCCATTGTTGAATTATCAGCTTCTCTTTGTGCTGCCTTTTCAGCGGCCTCTAGAGCATCTCTAATAGCTTTCTTTCTACTTGATTCCTGATTTTCAATTGTTAAATAATGAGCACCAGTGCCTATTCCACTAAATGATGGATTTTTAAAAGTGTGTACTATGTCTGCAGACAATGCACTATTAAAAGTAAACATAAATAATACAAATCCACTTATTCTTATTTTATTTTTCATTCAATTCTCCCTTCTTTTGCTTTTGCCTTTCTCTATACTCTAATACAACATTAACTTTCTGCTGTAATCTGATCATATCTTGATCTAACATTCTGGTCTGATCAATTACTCTAATAAGTGCTATATGCATTTCATCTAGTTGTGGTTCAATATGATCACCTATAAATTTCCAAACATAATATATAAAGTACCCAAGGCCAACAGCCATTACAATAGGAAATCCATATTGGGAAATCATATCGGATATTCCTAATTCCGGCATTAATCTCTCCTCACATCAAGTTTGCCGTCTTCAACAAAGTTTTCGGCTCTAGCTATTCTATCAATATCTGGCTTTAAATCTAATGCACTTGATACTAATAAATCTATTTTTATAATCTCATTACTCATTGTTCTTGCTCTATTTTCAAGAGATTTACAAAAGAGAGTAAGTGTTTTAATTTGATCTACAATGCCTTCTAGTATTTGTTTTATTACTAGAAATATAAAAAACCCCATAACAAGACTTCCTGCTATAGGGGCTCCGACTTCGCCTATTAATTTAAATATCTCACCCATACTTATATTTATAAGGTATAGGTCTTAAGCTTAGTTTATGCTAGTTAAATTGAGCTCTTCTAAACTTTTATGCCAGTCTGAGTATCTAAAAAGTCCTTGCTTTTCGTGACACCAGTACCAACCTTTGCTTTCTTGTTCTTCTTGTGGAATACTAGATTCGACCTTTAAAGGTCCTCTAGTCTGACCATAAGTCTTTCTGCTCTGTTCGTTACTTGCTTGTACCATCTTGAATCTCTGCCTTCTACAGCAGCCTCCTTCCAATCACCACATTGCAGCGCTGCGTTGTGCTTTTTAAATTTACTTAAGCGCGTAAGTCCCATATTGAACATCATGTTCGCAATAACTTGTTTTACTTCTTGAGGATATCCATCCCATGCATCGTGTAATTTTTTACAATCACTAATAACTGATTCAACATCTTTTGCAAAGCAATCATCTACTCTTTCTTCTGATACTGGTGTTCCGACAGAAGCACCACTTTCTTCATCGTTATCAAGCACAAGATGGCCGATACCAAAAGTAGGATAACCGAGATGGTCATGATAAATTTCATATACAACACCTTCATCAATTTTTAAAGTTTCTTTTAATTGATCAATGTCAATCACTGTTTTTTCTTGTCTATTCCAAATCATTTTTTGTCTCCTATGTAATGCTTATGGTAAAATCTTGTAAACCTGTCTTGGTTCCATTATCTGTGATCCAATTATAAATGTAATTATTAGTAGTAGATGGAGAATTAATAATGAAGCTCAAATTTGCAGTGGGTATTATCTGGCCTGATGCTTGAGAAGATGTAAGAGTACTGTATGAATACCCCGAACTGCTACTGGTTAGAGTTAGTGTATTGCTGTGACTGGTATTATTGGTCTTTGTTAAGACTATTGAAGTCCAATCGGTATTTCCCAAAATATCATTTTGATTGGCGCTAGCTGGAGTAAATCTGCATATAAGGTTTGTCCCAGCAGGTGTAGCATAAGCTATGGAAGCTTCTGTTAATACCTGATTAGTGCCATCAATGCTAAATGTTCTTCCTAGTGCAGTGGATGGTGTAAAGGAACCATATGCACTACTCGCCTGCAAGCCTTGCATGTAAACATATTCAACAATAGCACCATACACAGCAGCACCTCTATATGGATAAAAATCACCATTACTAGCAGAAGAAATGAAGACACTAGTAACACCAGCAGCACTGCCATCATCTTCAGTATCTCTATAATCCGAAATAGACACATCAGATAATGAAGAAGCTATTGTAGAAGATGTATTACCTGCAGCGACATAAGTGCCGCCTTTTATATAATCACTCATTTTTACATCTGAGCTATCCGCTCCACCATGTTCTTCAGCAACTCCATTATTATAAGATGTAGATGAAACTGGGCCCTTAATACTAATACTAAGAGAGCTATTTGGATAATTTACAAATGTTTCAACTTGGGAATCGGTCAGGCCTGACCAAAGAAAACCTAATACATTGTTTACATTAGCAGTAATTTGTCCCCATACTACATCTCCGCCCGAGGGTGCAATGCCGCTCTGACCTGATGAATGGCTAACACCTGATAAGCCACTAGTTAAAACCGTAGAACTACCACTAAATTCTATATGCGAAAATATATTATCTGCATCTAGGCCTGTGCCAGAACCTAATGGGTATATACCCTGTGCTTGAGTATTACTATAGTAAGTACCTTCGCGGTAAATAGCCAAGTATATAAAATTACCTATATTAGAACTTGTTCTATGTGAACCAGAATACGGCCCGAGTTTGTTCGGAAAATTACCAGTAGTATATACGTTTTTTCCGCCTATAAATTGTAATACATGCCAAACCTCTCCATTGGTCGCTGTAAAGCTTAGGGTGCTTGTATTGCTTACTGATCCTATAGAACCACTAGTGTTGAAAGTAATATCTTGGCCGTGATGGGTAAGGCCTTGATAAGAAAATGTTTGATGCAAGGTTTCAGGTAATTGGTTGGGGCTTGGAACGCCTCCATTGGGTGGTATTCCACCATAGGTTGAACCACTTGACTTCATGATTTCTGATCTGTTACTAGACCATGGAGATCCAGAGAATGTTGTACTTGGGCCTAATGAGGCACCTGAGGAACTTCCAGGCGCACCAGAGTCACAGAGCATACCACGAGCTCCAGGGCCAATACTGCTTCCATTAACTGAAAGACTGCCGCTATAGCCCATACTCAATGAGTATCCATGAAGCCATCCTCCTGTTAAATTTTTAATATATCTTGTATAGTATGTATATCCGCCGAATGGGTTACCACTATATGCAATCTCAGTCCAGGCCTGTAGAGTATTAAATGAAGTGGTTCCTACAGTAATATCAATATCTGTAAGCGTGGGTGCCTGAGTTACTGTAGGGTTACTACCAGCATCTTGCAGGCCTATAGGATATCCAACAGGTACAATGGCCATTATTTAATTATCTCCGTAATTAAATCCTCGAATTGTTCTATCTTTTCAACCCTATTAGGCCAAAGTATATATTCTTTTTCGGGATTTTTCTTTAAATTGCTAAGGAGAGGTAATATAGAATTATATAATTTATTGAGCTTATTTTCAAGCTCTTGAGCAGTTTCTGATGCACTTGATGCTTGAGATTTAACGGACTGGACTGCTTCCAGTTCATTTTCATCTACTGCAGTAAAACCAAAATCAAAGTCTAAAAGATTATCTGTCATAAAACTATTCCTCTTGTATAGTCTTATTTATAATATTTTTAGCCTCTTTCCTATCATTTTTCTTTTTTTTATCTTCTACGACCTGATGTCGCTTGAACGGACTATCTTGATCAAATAAAACTTTATGGAACCTTGTTTTTGGCACTTTCGTCTTCGCCATATCTACCTCTATCACGATTACCATCGCCGTTTAATTCGGTCATATCTTGCTGCTTGTGCTTTTGATTTTTACTATTGAAGATAGCATCCCAATTATCTTGGTATTTTTTAGAGTCGGTAGGTCTTTGTTTACTACCCTTGCCTCCATGCCAATTACTCATTATGATTTATCTACCCAATCAATTGAAATGTTTCTACGTACTAATTCATTAATACATTTTTGTTTTAATTTAGCAGTAGAATTGCTTTTATTAATTGTTTCAAAAAGCTCTTCTTTAGGTGTATTCCTAATATAGAATCTTTGAATTGATTTCTTACCTGTACCTCTTTCTACGGTTACATGGTCTGGTTTAAATTTTACTGGCATAATTACTCCTCTCCAATAATATGTTTATATATTTGTTTCCACTTCCAAAACCTTGGAATTGGCCCATTAACTTCGTCTGCATTGTGATCATGAGCTACTAGAATTGAATTTAATCCTAATGCTGCACCAACCTTAGCGTTTTCTGGTTTATCTTCAACCCAGAAGCATCCAGTGTCTTTATATTCTGCAAGAGCTTCATCTTTATCAGCACCACATGGTAAATAAACATATTCATCAAAGATTTCTTTACCAAACAATAACTCTAAGTTTTGTGTTCTCAACCTTTGTGCATATTTATTAGTAGAAAGTGAAGTAATGCAATGGAACCTAAATCCATGCAACATGTTCAATCTTTTCATATAATAAACTGCATCCCTTAAAGGAGGCAAGAAAGCAATTGCTGCAGAGTCATTAAACTCTTTTACATAGTTATGGTCTCTATTAAGTCCGAATCTCTTTGCCACATTATATTGTGATTCATCAACCGTAGGTATGCCCTTGTGATGCATCCATTGTGTAAATGAATATTCCCAATCACATAATACACCGTCGCAATCAACTAAAATTATATTGTCTTTCATCAATGGAACACTCTTTCCTTACCATCTACTAATAAATGGCTAATTGATACCTTTCCAATTGGATTCATAAGTCCAAAATCTGGTAACTGTTTACACATAGAATCCCAATCATCTGCATCATGCGACAACGCAAGTTCTGTTAAACTTGGTGGCACGGGCAGAGTTAAAATGGCTGAGTCACTGACTTTACCATTAATAATTGGTTTTCCGACTATTTTTACTTTTACTTTATTCATAATTTCCCTTATTTATGTGTATATTATAACACTTAATACAAGGGCTGTCAACACGTTTCTGTAAATTAATTTTTAAAGTGCTTTTTAATTGTTTCTAGTTTATCTTCGGCTTCTGCAATTTTAGCAATCTGAGTTTCAATTGATTCTACTATATCAGAGTGCTCTCCAATACCTGCAGAATTTCTTTGATATACCATAACATTGGCTTTGCCTACTGCAATTTCGCCTTCAAGTTTTGCACATAGTGCTTCTAATAGATAGTTCATGCTACAAAATCCTCTCCTGGATTCCACTCACAACCAGTTAATCCACCGGCTTTAAGAGCTTGTAAAGTCCTTAATACTTCTTTTGCGTTTCGGCCTGTATCCAATGCATTCATTGATGCATGTTGAATTACTCTGTTTTTATCAAAGATAAATGTGGCTCTATAAGCAACACCTTCTTCACGATTAACAGCACCTAACTGCCATGCCAATTTAAGGCCACAATCTGCAGCAAGGGTGTGTTTAATATTTCCAATTAATTCATTATCATTCTTCCATGCTAGTTTACAAAACTCATTGTCGCCACTAATACCAACAACATTTGCTTCATCTACCAACATATCCATTGCGGCAATTTCAGTTGGACAAATAAATGTAAAGTCCTTAGGATAGTAATATACTACCGTCCAATCATGTTTTAATGGTTGATAATTTTCTTCCACTTTAAAACTCACAAATTCATTGTTTTGATCAATTCCCTGCAGTGAGCATACAGGAAACATTTCTCCTACTGATAACATATTTTATCTCCCAAATAGTTTTTCGCGTCTATAATCATTAATCACATTCCATAATTTTTCAGTCCAGTTGTCTCTATGTTCAATAAAAACTTGGGGTTCTTCATTATCTACAGCAATTAACACTACCAATTGAGTAATGGGTTTACCAGTCCTTTCTTCCCACATAATGGAATATGCACAACATTGCATAAAGTAACTGTCAATCCACTCCTTCTTTTTTAATTTACGGGATGTTTTATAATCCACAATGGCATCTTTACCATCCCATACACCAACACAATCCACTCTACCTGCCAGACCTAAATGTTCTGAAAATAGTGGAGCTTCTTGTGCGTAGACTTTATTCAGTCTAGTGTCCAGAACATCCTTAACATCAAGAAATGATTGTAGGATATGTGGCATTACACCTTTGGCGTAATCTGGATCATTGTCCACATACTTTTCCAGCAGATTGTGTACTGCTGTGCCGCGGGTAGAGGCCGTTCTACTTATTCGATTGGCCTCTTCCGCGCCGACTCTTTTTCTCCATTCTGCAATAGAATCGCGAGAAAGTAAAGACAGAACCGTAGTGATACTCGGATACTCTTTACCATTAGGGGAAATATATTTCCTACCTGTGGATTTTGTTTCACACTTTAGGTCTTCGTATCCTAAATCAACTGGTTCATGTATAAACATCTTATTTCTTTACTCCTGCAAATTTATTGCATACTTTATTTAGTCTTCCCGATTTCATAAATTTGTGAAATCTTTTCCATATTTTTTTCATAGCTTTCCTGTTTCTACTAACTCCTTGGTCATCAAGAAGTCTCTAACTAGCCCACTACGAACAATATCTTCCCAACCGAAATCAATTCGGTCAAAGTATTTCATTGCATCTAATATTTTTAAAAATTCACCAATTCCGTTTTTATCATTATTATGCCTAAAATCTGATTGGTAATAATCTCCTGATACTATCATCTTTGTATTATCACCAAGCCTTGTAATGACTGAGCATAATTCATGATAGTTACAGTTTTGAGCTTCATCAATTATTACAATAGCATTCTTAATGGTTAAACCTCGTATAAACGAAGTTGTTAAGAACTCTATATTTTTACTTTGTGTCAACTTATCCCATGCGCCCTTATCATCAAACAAATCATTAATGATTGCTCTATAAGGTGCTGTATATGCATCTTCTTTTTCTTCCATAGTACCTGGCAAGAATCCCATATCTCTTGTGGGAACCGCACTACGAACTACAATTAGTTTTTCGTATGGTGTATCCTTATCCATTACCTGTTCCAAGGCCAAATAAGAACCTATGAATGTTTTACCCGTTCCGGCACAGCCAGTTAATACAAGGTTTGATCCTTCTTTGTATTTAGCAAATGCCGTTGCTTGATTAGCAGTGAGTGGTTCTAGTTTTACTAAGTGTTCAAGCCTTAGTTTACTTGGTTTTTGTTGACTCATTATTTTTCTCTAATATTGTCCCTGAGGCTAGGGGGTAAACCCCTTTTCATTTTTTGTTGAACTTCTTTCCATCCATCATCTGTCTTAGATACAACACTGCCTGTTCCAGCAATGGTAGAGGGAGCTTTTAACATCACTCGTTTTAGATGGGGATTATTTTTAATAAATTCATCATAATCGGCAAGGCGCATAGAATATTCTTTAACCTCTCCAGTTTCGATGTTTTCAAAATCATACAGCATTAATAAACCACTCCGGTATTTTTCTATTTGTCCAGGCCATTTTAAACCTAGCTTCTTTAGTTTTGTAAAATAATTGGTATGACTTTACAGCATCGGTTCCACCTAAACCATGAACAACGCATTCTGGATTTGATTTCATTGCTAGTTTAAATGGAGTCATACCACCATTTCTGTTGATATTAGTTGGAAGGGATTTTAGTATCTTTCTCAATTTAGTATCAGTTGAATGTATTTTACCATACCTATATTTATACTCGTCGCACAGAGCAATGAAATGCTCATAGTGCCAAGAATAATTACAGCAACTTTCTCTTGACCATACTGTGCATGGGTGATTGAAGTGCACTGCTTTGTATAATATATCCTCTCTATCATCAGGCAATTGGTAATACTTTACCTTTGTCTTGCCAGATTTAGAGGGCTTTCTTAATTCTGTTCCGTCTAGCATTCGGTGAACAGTTGATAGCATCTGTGCAGATTCTACAATCATTTTAACTACGTGTTTATCACACTGTAATTGTGCTGCGATTATTGGATCATTATCTAGTACAAATATATTCATAATATGTATTATATCACATTAAGCAAGGATTGTAAACCCCTAATTTAAAAAACTAGGGGTTTACTGATTTCTTTAACCTCCAGCGGCCTGCATATATTTTATTGTTTCGGTAATATAATCTACCTTTCTTTGCATTTTATAGGCAAGGACATCTTTGCCCTTCTTCAATAGTTTTCTACGATAGTTCACAGTCTCATTACGATCTCTTTTTAAGCGTTCAATTTCTTGACAATTCATAAATGCGTTCCTTATGTTAGTTATGAGCTTTATTACTATCATAATATATCCTACTTCACTATTAAACCGGGAAATGCATCCTGGCATAGTGGTTTGGTGATGCCTACGTATTTCATTTTCTTGTCTTTCGCTTTACATAGCATTTCAGCTTCACCTGCAGATACACTCTGCAATAGCTGAAGAAACTTGTTTTGTCTTTCAAAATTCTTAATTTGATTAGACCATTTGGTTTTAAAGAAGTACCTAAAATCATCATAGTGTGCTTCTAATGTAGTTTTACCTTTCTTATCAAGCTCTACATCTGGTAGGCCTTCTGGTAAAATACATTGTACTGCATCATCAAAATTCATTCTAATGATGTCCTTTAATAAGCCACTTTCATGCGCTTGCAAGTTGGCAATTCTTTCTTCTCTAGTTTTGAGCCTAGATGTCTCTCTTAATACTTTAATTACTGGTTTATCCATTGTAAAATTCCTCCGTTACATCAATCAAATGATTGCATCTTTTTTTAATTAAATAATTCAAAACCTTCATCTTCATTGGAACTTTCTGTTCTTCGTAAGTTGTTAGGATTTGCCCTTTTAGTTCCTCAGGAACTTCAGTCAAATCAATTAACTTTTTATTCCTTTGGTAATTTCTAAAAATTTCTTGTGGCATTACTTCTCTTAAATTATCAGAGTTGGTAATCCATTCATCAATTCTGGTCTGCCTGAGTGGCGTCTGTTTGGCGTCTGTAACAAAGGTATCATCTGCGGACAGTATATTCGGGACGCCGTCTCCAGCGTCGCCACGCATAATATGATTCCACATATATGTAAGTGGGTTTTTGTCTGCAACCATTTTCTTTTGAATTGGAGAAAACTGTTTAACATTTTTATACCTCTGTAGTTGAATAAAATCTTTATCAGAAGATACAATCATTACAGGCTCGTGTTGGCCAAATTCTTGTGTTTGTAGAGCAAGAGTACCAATAATATCATCAGCTTCACAAGTATCAATTTGAATAACTTTGTAAGGCAGATTTTGTTGAATCTCTTCTCTAACCATTGTTAAGATACGGAAAATTTCAGGCCAATCTTGATCACTATTATTATCTCTGTTCTTTTTACGATTCGCCTTATAGTGTGGATATAACTCTTTACGCCAGCTGTTCCCACTATCAACACATATAACCATCTGGCCATATTCGTCTCTATATCGTTTATTGTACATACGAATGCTGTTGAGTATCATATGTCGAATCATGTTTTCTTCATTCAATTTCTGAATGAAAATATTGCTGAGTGCAATTTGACTATAATCAAGTAATATCATTATCTGTTTCCATTTTTTTCCTAGCTTCAAGTGTTTTCAATTTTATATAGAGCGAATCCATATCTTTTTGTAATTCATGTTCTAAACCAAGAAACCTCACAAATGTAGCATGAAGTAAGTTTACGATTACATGCATATCTCTAGCTTCACCGAATTTTTCTTCCCTCATGTTAAATCCTTGTAACCAGCCAATATCATCTTCTTGTGATAATGCTGCCACTTCTTCTTCAACACAAGCTACAAGATGTTGTGCAGTTTGAATACAACCATCTAGTAGATCATTCAGTAGTTCGTCTTGATCAAGAGGTCTTTCGATCTCTTTCCCTGTTGCAAAGTCTATTAATTTTCCCATAATAGGTATATTATAACACACTTTTAGGCATTTGTAAACCCCTATTTTAAATTTTTTATTGCGTTTCCACCAAGCTTAATCTGTATGATACCGTTATAATAATCATCGGTTAATAACACTTCTCGATCAAACTGTTCCTTAGCTTCCATATAAGCACATTCTCCGCGTGTTTTACACAGGTGCAGTATGTCTCTATGGAACGTGTCTACGCCCATTTTCTCTACATCTTCTACCAAATGTTTATTTGACCCATAGTAATTCTTCCAGTCGCTTTCAATCAAAAGCTTCTTTCTTCTCTTGCGAGTCTTGGTTATTGGTAGTGTCTTTTTGAACCAAAAGAACTTCTTCCCCACGTACTTCTGACCCGTGGCTCGGTTCGTTATCAGATAAACAAAACCATATAGTTCTTTGGGATCTTGCCCTTCTGGCAAGTCGTACTCTCTGCCTTGATAATGCCATGTCATACTCTTATTTATTCATCAAAATCTAGTTCGCCGAATCTATCATCAGATTCCTGTTGTTCACCGCAATGAGGGCAATGTATTCTTTCAGGCACATCACCTTCAAAAATAATTTCACAGGATGAAAAACAGCCTTCACATTCCAGTTGATAAGTGAACATTTATTCTCCTAACTTATTTTTTGTTTTAACTGTTCGTACCCGCCAATTTTTTCCCCATTTAAAATGATCTGAGGGAATGTTCTTGCAGTTGGGAATTTTTCTATCATTTCTTCTCTTGTAAAATCTGACCCAAGTTGTTTATATTCAAATTTTACCTCTTTCTGTGTACATAACACTTTGGCCATATCACAAAAAGGACATTGTTCTTTTCCATATATTTCTGCTATCAATTTACTACTCCATTAATTAACCAAAACGAAAACAACATTCCTGCAAAGACTAATCCTTGAATAACTGTTGCCCAAACAATTTGTCGCATTGGGTGTATATCTGATAATTTTTCCACCATTGATTCATTTGGTGATAAATTAACTATTTGTAATGCCTTCTTTTGGGCTTCAGGCTTTGTGAACCAAGGTATATAAATCATAAACTTAATCCTGATAATGTGTTCTCATCAACATCTTTCTTTACTCCACCAGTAACATAAGAAGTGATTTCGGTTTCTTGTGGTGCGACTTGTACATCACCACCACCAATCCACTTTTGTGTCCAAGGTAAAGGGTTTGCTTGAGGGACAGTATATGGGCAATGAAGGCCTAAAGCTCTCATTCTTTTACAACCAATCCACTCAATATATTCTTCCAATATTGCCTGGTTTAGGCCGATCATCGAGCCATCTTTAAATAGGTATCGGGCCCATTCTTTCTCTTGCTCGATAACTTGAGTGAATAATTTAATTACTTCTGGTTCCATTTTCTTTGCAATCTTTACAAAGTCCTTATCTTCCTGAAGCATTTTCTTAATAATAGTAGTAGTGCCAGCAAGGTGTGTATTTTCATCACGTGCAATAAATTTAATAATCTTTGCATTACCTTCCATTTTCTTTAGTTCGGCAAATGCCCAACTACAAGCAAATGATACATAGAATCTAATACCTTCAAGTGCATTGGCACTCATCATACACATATATAGAGATGTTTTATGGTCCATTCTATTAGTAGCACTATTATTACAATCAATTAAATCATCATAATATTTTGCAATATCATTACCACAATCTAGGATTTCTTTTACATCTAGCATACCATCAAATACAGTAGAAGGGTCAGCGTAAATATTCCTAATGATATGAGTATAAGATCTACTATGAATAGTCTCGAAGAAACTCCAAGTTTCGATCCAGTTTTCAAGCTCTGGTAAACTTGCAATAGGTAAGAATGCCAGATTGGGAGCTCTGCCTTGAACCGAATCCAGTAGTATTTGCCTCTTGAGATTAGAAGTGAAAATGTGCTTTTCATGATCTGTTAATCCGTTAAAGTCCTTTTTATCTTTTGAAATATCTACCTCTTCGGGCCTCCAAAAGAATCCTAATTGTTTCTCTGTGATTTTTTCAATTTGTGGATATTTTACTTCATCAAATCTCTGAATATCTACTGATTCATCTAAGAATAGATTTTTATTCATATGAGATTTTTTATTCTTCTTCAATACTGCCATTCACTTTTCCTTTTTTTCTAAATCGTTTATTATAACCTTTTTTAATACTTTTAGTGACGCCTGGTTTTGTTAAATAACAATACCATCTACGAGCATCAGTTAAAGCATCCCATTCTGCTCCACCTTTTAAAGGTATTCTTTCTTTTTTCATATCTTACAACTATCGCAGTCTTCCTCGTCAATGATTGTTTGCTCTAGCTCTGGTAACTCTTCTTTAATTTCTCCAGAACCATCATAGGTATTAAAATAATATAGTTGTTTTAATCCATACTTGTATGATGTTACTAAATCTTGTAACATAACAGACATAGGGATTTTATTATCCTCAAACTTCTCTGGGTTATATGAAGTATTTACAGAGATACCTTGGTCAATATATTTCTGTAAAATTGCACAAATTTTCAAATAACCATCAGGACTTTCTTGGTCCCATAACAAGTCATACTTGTTTTTCAAATGGTGGTAGCCTGGAACAACTTGTGCAAGAACACCGTCCTTACTTTGTTTGTAGGATACCAAGGCACGTGGTGGTTCAATACCATTCGTGCTATTAGAAATTTGTGCGGATGTTTCTGCAGGCATTAATGCCATAAGAGTAGAATTACGGATACCGGTGTCTTTGAGTTGAGTTCTCAGCTCGTTCCACTTTTTCCTTTCTTTATGCTCTATTAAATTATCTATCGCACTCTTATATGTATCAATTGGCAATACTCCACTGGCGTATTTTGTTTCATTATTTAAAGGTATTTTACCCTTTTCTTTGGCCAGATTTGCAGATGCTTTAATTAAATAATATGACCATGCTTCTGCATATTCATCAACAACTTCGAATGCAGATTCATCATATTTAAGACCTCTCTTGGCTAGAAAATATGCTAGATTGATAATTCCAACACCAAGGGGTCTACGATTCATAGTCCCATGTTCTGCCGCAGGTACAGGATAAGACTGATAATCAAGCAGCTCATCGAGAGCACGGACAGATAAATCGCAATATCTTTTAAATTCTGAGGGCTCATTAATTAATCCCCAGTTGATTGCAGAGAGTGTGCATAGTGATATTTCCCCTTCGGTATCATCAGCAGCATTGAGTGGTTTTGTAGGTAAATCAATTTCACAGCATAGGTTACTCATACGAATAGGAGCTTCTTTTGGATTAAATGCTCCATGATCATTTGCATGGTCAACATTCATTACATAAATTCTACCTGTGTCTTTTCGTTCTGTTAAGAGCATCTGAAATACATCTAGGGCAGGTAATACTTTCTTCCTAACATTACGTGCCTTTTCGTATTTTTCATATAGCTCTTTAAATTTATCTTGATCATCAAAGAATGATTCATATAGCCCTGGCACATCGCTTGGATCAAAGAATGTAATGTCTCCACCCGAAAGCAATCGTTCATACATTGTTTTATTTAATTGGAATGCATAATCCATATGCCTTACACGATTTTCTTCAGTACCTTTATTGTTTTTCAATACAACTAAGTCTTCAAACTCATAGTGCCAGATTGGTAGATATACAGTAGCAGCACCACCACGAACACCACCTTGTGAACATGATTTAACAGCGGCTTGAAAATACTTTAAGAATGGAATAAGACCTGTGTGAACAATAGAACCATCACCCACTCTTGCCCCATCGGCTCTAATAGCACCAGCCCCAATACCGATACCAGCCTTTTTACTGATATATTTTACGATAGAGGTGGCAGTAGAGTTGATGCTGTCAAGAGAATCACCAGATTCAATGAGCACACAAGACGAAAACTGACGGGTTGGAGTCCGTACACCTGCCATAATTGGCGTAGGCAATGAAATGTAGAATTGAGAAATTGCATCATAATATTCCTTAACATATTTTAATCGAGTTTCTAATGGGTAATTTTGAAATAGTGTAGCAGAAACCATCATGTATAACATCTGTGGTGTTTCATAATGTGTTTTAGTTGATCTTTCTTGAACTAAATATTTACCTCTAAACTGTTCCATGCCTGCAAAGGTAAATGTATCATCTCGTTCATGTTTAATATAATCATTTAAATCATTAATTTCTTCAGGTATGTAAGCTTTCATGATGCCGCCATCATAAACTCCTCGGTCTACATTCTGAATAATAAGATCTTTTAGATGCCAAGGTGTATAATCCCCATAAACTTCCTTTCTCAGCTTATAAGAAATTAACCTAGCGGCAACAAATTGATAATTTGGGGTGTGATCTGATATAAGTTCTGCAGCTGACTTGATTAACAATTCGTGAATATCATATGCGGGAATCTTATCATATAGTTGTATATTAGCTTTTAATTCTATCTCTGACATAGAGACACCTGCGATATCCGCCACGGCCCATTCTAGTACCTGATGTACTTTCTCTAAATCAAACTCTTGCAGCGTGCCGTCACGCTTAGTAACCTTAATTGACATTGTATTAATTCCATTCATTGTATAATATGTATATTATATCACAACCCACACGGATTGTAAACACATTTTTTAATTATTTTTCAGTAAGATGTTTTGTTATTTCTTTAGAATGTATCTCAAAAAGAGTCTCCATATCCTCTTCTAAAGCATCTAGTCTTTCTGCTTGTAGAGGGTATTGCTTTCTAAATTTGGCATCTTTCTTCATTAGCTCTAAAGAGTACTTTAATGCAAAATACTCCATAAATCTATCCACTTGTTTTTGGAACCATATACCTAGTGTAGTGCCTTGAAACCACTGATAAAAAGAGGAACCAATAATACTAGAGAGAATAGATTTTAGTGACAGTACGATTAACCAGTGCATCACTTATCCCTTTTCTTTAGTCTATTAATAGCTCTTACATAATTGGGAATGCCGTGGTCAACAATCCCATCGAAAAACTTAAATCTTTTCCATGAGTTTAAAATACCATAAAACAGATCAGCCCATGTAGGTTTAGCCTGTGCATCACCATTTCTATCAAAGTAGACCATTTCGCCGTGATGCCTAAACCCTAACCATGCGGGTGGTATTCTACATACAATATCATTATTATTCATAAATCTTGTATGTGGTACTGTAATATTTTTAATAAAGTGTTTGCCACCTACTCTCGGTGAACCAAAGGTGAATAACTCTTGAGCTTGTGGGTATCTGGTAGAAGCAATAGTTGCCATAGCAGCACCTAAGCTATGACCAGTAAAATAAACATCTTTACGGATTTTTAATTGATCATTGTGCTCTAATTCTGCTACAATGTCAAGCCATAAATCATTAACTTCTTTTTGGAATCCACTGTGAACTTTACCACCAGCTGTGGCTGAATTTTTAATAACATTTAAGTCAGCCATGACATCATTTAGTTTAGAAGGTTCTGTACCCCTAAACGCAAACCATAAATCATTTCTGTCTTTTGCGACTAATACCTCTGCACCATCTCTGCTAATTAATTTTGCCCATGGAAATCCTAATTTTTTAGCCCCATCGACAACTTGTTTTTCATTTTTATATGCAAGAGCTGATAGTTTTGCTGCAATTAATGCTCTATCCCACTTACCCAATTCTTTTATTTTACTCATTTTCCTCCACCTTAATTTCAACTGCTCCAGCATTATCATCACCTATAGTTACATTACGATAGTATACAATTACTTCGCCTAGTTGACTTATATATCTTTTAATTTCCTGAGTGTTATAAGCCATAAGCTCATAATCCTCAACTGTCATTGCAACAAAGACAACATCGCCTCCGTGCTGTTTACGCATGGCATCTATAAATTTATCCATGTGTGTATATCCTTCTGGATACCTATCTTCCCTACCTAATTTACAGTCTGGTTCTTTAGTTTCTGGATTCTTTAAGCAATTCTCAATTACTTTGGCATCAGAAACAACATACCATTTAGGTTCTTTTAAATTAATACCTCTAGGGAGAGTAGGTTGAACAATATCTATTTTAACAGGTTTTGTTATAATTTCAACTTCTTTAGGCCCTAGTAGAGAACAACCACTAATTGTTAAGGCTAGAAATGCGATTACTAATGTTTTCAATCTCATCAAATACCTCCTTAGTTCTCTTATTAACACTTGGTTCAATTAATCCTGGCTTTGCACTTGCTAGTTTTGCTAGGTTATGTCTTCTGAATATATCTAAATATTCGGACATTTCTTCTTCGTATTGTTGATTTTTTACTTGGAGACCAGTCAATGCTTTTTGAGTAGTTTCCATGTTTTCTTGTATGGCAACGATTGTTGCCCTTTGCTCGGCATCTCTTACTTCATATGCCTTGTTTAGTTGAACTAATTCTAAGTTTTTATTATAGAGGAAATATCCTCCCAAACCCATGACAACAATTATTCCAATCAATATTTTTGACATAATTTAACCTTTTTTAAATTCACTTACCTTTTTGGCTTCTGCTGCCTTTCTTCTGGCTAAAATTCTTTCTACAAATTTTCTTCCAGCCTTAGTTCTACCGTCATAAATGTCCTTCTTCTTCTTTTTAGCATGAGATGCATCTGAAGGCATAGATACACTTGCACCAGTAGCATTGGCAGCAGTTTCCCATACATCCTTAAATTTTTTCATCTTTTAATTTCTCCATTTGTAATATACAACTTTAAACCAGTTTTAATATGAGTTACTTCATATATGTTTTGGCTAAACAGCCTATCTACTGGCTCTATAAAATCTGTTACTTCAATAATGTCTTTAGGATGAGCAACAACTTCTCCTGTTGTTGGCGATGCAACCTCTTCTGTTAATTTGTACCTTCCAGGCTTTAATCTACTATCTTCTTGGAACCAAGTAGATTCTTCAAGCTCTTCTGTACTGTCTAACACCTCCGACATTACCTTTTTAATTTCCTCTTCAGTTAACCCAGTATTTTCTTTAATTAGAAATAGAGCAGCTGCATAAGAGGCTAGTTTAGATTTACCGAATGGTAATTTATTCAGTAATCTTTTAATATTAAAAACAAGTCTATGAAATACTGTATATGCAGATTTCTCTTCAGGCGTAGTTAATTCCTTTGCCTTTTTTAATACCTTGCCATTTTCATCAATGATGCCTAACTCAAAGGCTTCCATTTGATTCCACTGCTTGGTTAGAGTTCTAAGAAACCTAAAGGCATAGAATAAATCACCAGTTCTTGATATTAAGCCCATTATAGTTTTCTTAACCTCTCTATTATTTCTGGATCCAGTGGAACCTCTACTTTTTCGTCTATAGGCAAATAGTTTAAAAACACTAGGAATGGTTTAATATATGTCCAGTGTTGCTCTTCTATTTTAAACCACAACATTTTATTTGCGCAGTTTATGCCAAAGACATTATATAATACAATTAAGTGGTTTAATATTAATCTTTCTTGTAAATCTCCATGTGCTTCATAGCGACTTAAAAGTCTTTTAATATATTTAAACCTACTTACATCTTCTTTAAACTCATCTACATCAACGGCCTCAGGGTTGTTATAATGCTGGGCCGCGTAAAGTTTAAAATTTCTATGCGTCAATTCTTCAAATATTTTCATCATATATTATATATACCCTTCAAAGGCTAGTGATTAATCTTCCTCAGAATCTGCTTCGTAGTTTTTATCTACATAGTTAAAGAACTCTTTTCTTTTTTCTTTATCCAGTTCTGAAGGTGATTTAGCACCAAACTTTTTAAGAGCCGCTTGGAAGAAAGCTTGATATTTCTTTTGCTTTTCTGAAGCTTCATCAACTTCTTCTTCATCTTCTTCTGGCTCTTCTTTTGATTCTTTGGTAATAGTACCATCATCTTTAGCACCAGATTTCTTTACAACATGCTTGGCCTTAAACTCTTTTTCTTTTTCAGCTTCTGGTTCAGCAACTTCAAGTTTTGGCTTCTCGTGAACCCAACCTTGCTTGTTGTATTTTTCATGTTCTGCTTCATCCTTAACTGATACTTCATCACCAGTTTTTGGATCATACATTTTATGAGGATATTTCACCTCATCTTCTTTTACTTTACCTTCAAGTACATCGCTAACAGCTGCAGCAATGCTTAAGGTATCTTTATCATTAATTTTCATTTTTGTCTCCTATTGAATGAAAAGCATTCCTGTAATAGCCGTTGCAGCACCTGCAATTACTATCCAGAATAGTTTATTAATTACGTTTACAGTTTGTGCATTCTCACGCACTAATATTTCTAACCTATCAACTCTATTTATAACAGTTAATATTTGTTCACCTTGTTGTTTACCAAATTCTGCCATAGTGGCAATCTTTTCTTCAGCTCTAGCTAAGGAAATAATGGCAGTAGACATTTGATCAATCTTCTGCTCAATTCTATCAAGCCTCATGGCCTGTTCAGCTCTTTGTTCACTGACTGTTGACATATCTATGTACCCTGCATTTTAATGGTGTAACACCTTTAATTAATCTATGATATTCCAATTTACTAATATCAAATATCATGCCAGTTTTTAGTAACCAAGGTAAGCAATCCTGTATTTGAAATTGCCAACCTTCGCCTTCTAGTATCTCTACTTCACGATCCTCCATATCACGATGCCATACAAATTCTGCATCTTCTATGGTTGGGTCAAATGTTCTGATTTCAGCATCTTCCCAATACGGTTTACCAAAAGTAATTTCCACCACCTTTTAACCCCAAATTTTTAGCATACTTAGGCAGCCTACAAGCCCAATAACCGGGCGATAGTTTATCTGTCTTAGTATCACAATTATGCCTAGCAGCAAAACTAGCAGCTGCCCCCTTATCATTAATTTTAGATGTTAAACCACCTTTTACGTCACCGAATTCAATCTTTTTAACATTACCCGTTTTAGGATTTTTAACATATACAACATATTTCTTTTTACCACCAGAGCGTTTTGGTTTATTTAATTCTGGTTGTTTTTCTTCATCAATTTCAATCATAGGTTGCTCTAATGGTACATATGCACCTTCATATAACCCAAACCTATCTTGTATATGTTCTAAAAAACTATGCATTATCTTTTAATTCCTAGCAACTGTCTAATCTGCTGAATTTTAGTTTCCATATCTCTAATTTCTGGCTCTATTTTCTTTACTGATCTGCCTTTACTCTTACTGATTAAGTCACTATGTTGACTTTCAAAAGAATCCAGTTTTCTTTTTAAATCACTTTTAGCCATACCTTTGTATGGATTTTTAAGTGCTTCTCTGAATTGTTTAAAACTCTTCATTATTTTCCCCTTTGGCTTTTTATCCATTTCATTGCAATGGAATTTTCGGGCGGCTTCGCTGCCCAAGTTTTTATATCTTTATAAGCTTCTAATGTTGAAGCTTCTATATCAGAACCTTTAGAATTATCTAAAACAATCATACGGTTTCTAAAAAGTCCTTGGAATTTACCAATGTTCTTTTGTACATCTTTCCACATTTTTTCTACCATCTTATCTGGCAACGAACGGGGCCTTTGATTATTTCTATCTATTGCAGTTTCTAAATCAGTATTAACAAATATCATATGTACTGCATAACCTAATTCTCTAACTAGATCAACTTGCTTTTTAATCTTAGCATAGTCCTTACCGGTACCATCTACTACAATACCATTTCTTCCCTCTAAAGCCCTAACCATTATTTTACCACTAAGTGCCTTCGCACTAGCTCTTACTGCCTGGCCTTGAGCTGATGCAATATCATCTGGATCCAGTGTCAGGCCTGCTCTCTTTAATCCTTTTTCAAAAGCATCATCTGAATTTATCAATCTAAATCCAAGAGCTTTTAGTGCAGTTTTACCTACAACAAATGATTTACCAGAACCCGGTCCACCTGCTAGGAATACTGCTTTAAAAATAGAAGGATCATTTACACCTTCCATTATATTAATATGTTCTTTAAAACGCATATTACTTTTTCTTTAAGTCATAACGAAATGACCTGCCCTTAGTCTGTCCCTTTTTAGTAATTCCATATCCTGCTAATTTAGCAAGGGTTTGTAATACTGGCCAATTCTTCTCTTCCTTTTTCTGTCTGGCATTCTTCATCATGTCATCTTTAATTTGCTTAAACAGTGTTGTTGCCATATCAGTATCTGCCATAATTAGTGGTGCTTCATCAACGCTCTTTGTTCTTATATCTTTAAAAGATTTCATTATCCAAACTCTTTTGCAAAAGTTTTTAAGTCAACAGTTTTAAATGAACCGAATTCATCTGTTACCCTAAATGTGAGTTTACCTTTATCGTTCATTGGCTTTACAGTATGTGGTCTACCTTTTTTATTTTTTAAACCACTAATTTCTGAACCGTAAATATTTAAACCCTTTGCTTTCGGAGCCTTGGCTTCTTCAACTTCTTCGTTAGCGTTCTTCATCATATCAGCTAGTTTAGCCAGAATGTCACGATCTTTCTTAGAGATATTCTTCAGCTTTCTATCGTTAGCCATTTTCTCTAATGAAGCAGCATACGCTTTAGTTGACTCATCAAGGTCAACCGATTCTTTAACCATTTTATCAACTGTCATGCCGCTTTTAAATTTACCACCTGACATTGCTTTAGGATACATTTTAGCAATTAAGTCATTATAACCTACAAGGACATTTAATATGTCAGCTTGGATTTCTTTTGTTGAAATACCTTTAATTACTTTCTTAACTGCACCGAGGTTACCTTGATTTAGGGCCCGAGCTACTGCTTGATAATCTTTCTGGTCTTGGCCTGATTCTTTCTTGGAAAGTCTTGCTATATTCTTTTGTGCAAGGTCTAATTCTTGAGCATAGTCTTCATTAACAGATTCATTAGCTTGTCTTAACGCATCTTTAACAATAGGATCATCTGATAAACCCCTTTTCATTGCTTCAATTTTCTTAACGGCCGGAGTCATTGCACCACCCATATCAATAGCAATCTTTACTGCCGCAGCAACAAGAGCTGCGGGATATTTACTTTTATACTTTTCTCTTAATTCTTTAAATTTCATTTTTTATCCCTTTACTTTAGCGGCTAGGTCTGCGTCAGCTTTACCCCATGTGCCAGATGATTTTGTTGCGAATGAATTAACTCTTGCTAATCCCCATTGAGTTGGATTTGTTCCTGGTCTGTGAGACGATTTCCATGCCTCAAAGCCTCTATCAAATACCTTCTTTAAAATTGAATAAGGCATTCCTGATTTATCTGCCTTTTTCTGAAGAGCTTTTTTAACATCTGCTTCTTCTAATGCCTGGGCAAAACTTTTCATTTCCCCAAATTTCTTTTTAAAATTCTTAGTGTGTTTGCTTTTTGGTATATCTTTTCTTGGCTTATCATGTGCTGCTTTTTGTTTAGCATTCATATCGCCGTATGCCTTTTCATCTAGCTTCTCTACACTATCTAGCCAGACTTTCTTTTTAGAACCTTCTGATAATGCTAGAGTTAAATAGTTAGCACCACAATTAATAATAGTACCAATTTTTCCTGAATCATTAATCTTTACTTGTTCTCCAACTTTAAACAGATTGCCTTCTACAAACTTTTCTCTAGTTTCAGATACTTTAGGTAATTCAACGTGTGTTCTAAATGATTTTGATTCCTTTAAACCCATACCCTTTCTTACTGCATTGAATAACTCGATTGCACCTTTATAACCCTTAGGCATACCTTTTGAGAAAAGTTTTAAATCATTGGCTTGTGCAGCAGCTCTCATTTTAGAAGCAGACATACCTGAAACATCATCACTATCCGGATCTCTTTCACCAGCAGAAACAACTCTAATGTTGCCCTCGAATTGGTAAAAACCGTGTCTTGCCTTAACACCGTTATATTTGTTAAGCAAGATTTCAAATTCTTTTATTCTATCTGATCCTGCAACCATTGATAATTTAGTAAATCCTTGGTCGTATAACTTAACTGCAACATCAATAACTGTTCTAGTATCAGAGTCAGCCATAATATTACGAGCATGCTTTGGAAACATCTTGCGTAGAAATTTTACTTTTTCTTTAAAATCTAGGGGATTCTTTTTAGGATCTTGTGATTTAGAAGCATATATTCTATATGTGCCGCCTCTTGATGCCTTTTTTAAGGCTTCAAACAGCTTCTCATGACCACTTGTAGGTGGGTTAAATCGACCAAATACGATTGTTACATCGCCTCTTGATTCTGTTACGTAATCACTAAAACTCTTAATCATCTTTTCCCGCATCTCCACCTTTTTTCAATTTAGCTCTATCTTTTGCCTTAATAGATGGCAAGATTTTCTTTGCAATCTTCTTAATAGCTGCTTTCTTTTTATCGAGCTTCTTTTCTATATCTTGACGAGCGGAAAAGGATAAATCCTCTTTACCACGTTTCTTGAGTATCTTCTTCAAGAGCATGTTACGTGCTGTTTTTTCTGCTCGTTTTTTGAGTTGTTCGGGGGATGCGAGTTTTTTGGCTGCCTTCTTTCTTCCAAGAGCAATCTTCGCCTTGTTTTTCTTCATGGCGATTTTCATCTTCATTCTTGTTCGAGCAGAAGCAGCTTCTGTATGTTGCTGAAATGTTAGCATATTCTATCCTCGGTTACCCATATATTAGTTAGGATTGTCCCAACCTTTTATAATATCTTTGCTGAAATTATTAGTAGAAAATTCCATACGGTCTACCAACTTAACAGCACCACCTTCCATTCGATCTATGGCAACAAAACCTTCGGGGTTGGTTACCTTAAATCCGGACTTAGTTTTAACAAACGTTCCTATCTTAGAAAGTTTGTTTAGTTTATTTATAATAATTAATTTACTATTTATAACAAAATTCTGTAATTCAAAGATTAATTGCAGATTTTTAAGGTTTTTCTTATCAAAAAACTTTAATAATTCATCTCTTTTCTTAATCTGTACGTCTTTACCTTTTTGTGATGAACGTTTATCAATTTCTTTTGCGTATCGGTCTCTAACAAACATAATAAGACCCGTGGCGTGTTTCTTTGTATCTGCCACTCTTTGGCCATCACGAACCTTTCTGTTATTATATACATTAATAATCATATTCAGTTCTTTATTTGATTCTATTTCTTTTAAAGTTGTTGAAGCAATCTTTTTAAATATCTTTCCAGCATTAGAAAGATTACTGTTTAGCTCGTCAGTTTCTTTTGAAGTAAGTGTTGCTGTTCCAGATAAATCAGGAAGTGTAGCATCTTGCATCCAAACTGTTTTTGATTTCTTTAATTTTGGCACAATTTCTCTACCAAATTCTGCTTTCATTGTTTCAAATGTAGCACCACTATAAATTGTATGCCATACAATACCGATCTTAGCAGAACTAATTTCTTTTTCTAAAGTTGTTCCTTTTGGTATTGCATATGCAATTGTATTTGGATGAAACACAGTCATCTTTTGGCCGTCAATAGTTTCACTCTTTAAATCACTCTGATCATACATAAAGTCGCCTTGAATGACATTCGTGATACCCAATTTAGATAATTCATCAAATGCCAAAATTAACTTCTTACTAAGATCACCCGAGGTATCTGCTTTAATATCTTCATGTGATTTATAAATTTTAGGATTGGCATTAAAAATACCTTTCTTTGCCACAAAGAATTTACCATCGCCTGGATCAACTCCTGCAAATACGGCAGGGGCGCCGTCCCATTTAACAGTAACGTCTACAGGTGATTTTGCGTTACCGGATAACATATCTCGCAGCGACCTGAGTGCAAGTATAGCCTGGCGCGCCCCCTTAACTCCACCATCAAGAATTAAATCTTCAATATGAGTCATGTGCGTATTTTTAGCAGCTTCATGTAATGGTGTATGATTTTTAAATTTTAACATCTGTAATTTTCTTCCTATTTTTAGGATTTAACCAATTTTCGTATATTGATTCAAAGTAACCGGGCAATTCAGGGCCGACTATTTTGCTCCATTCTTTTCTAGACACTTCCTTATCTTTATTATACAAATTTAAATATTGTAATATAGTATATTTATTCTTCCATAGAGCATGTATAATAATGTTAGCTTTCATAAAATGATCTATATGAGGATTATGCCTAGGATCCTCTAAATTTATTTCTTGTTTTTCATATTTACCTTCCCACGTGCCGTATTGATGAGCATGTAGTACTGAAAATAATCTTTCTCCAAAATCATCTCTTACTAAAAGTATTTTTTTATCAAACTGTTCTGCAAACTCTGTAAAAAATTCTACAGCACCTTCAACACCTGTTTGATAATTATTTGGTATTGCCGCTTCACCCAAAATACATTTAACTAAAGTATTATCACTTACATTCTTATGATCAAAATTTATTTCACCATGTAAATCATTATTAAATGGTTCACTTATATAATTTAATTTTAATTTATGACTTATAGCCTCTGCCAACATACTTGATCCGCAACGGCCTGGTGCCATAATTAAAATTTTCATGCTTTAAATAATTTCTTAAATTCTGGAGTCATCTCCGCATTAAAGTTTGGAGCACTTCTAAAGTCACCTTTATATCTTAATACAATATTAGCAATTGATTGTTTACCAATCATTAAAGTAAATTTAATGTTTGCTGCTTTAGCATTAGGGTCAAATGCTTGACTCGCACCAGGAGTGAGAATCATCTTTGCTTTACCTTTGCTAAATAATTCATCAATCATAGTTGTAGTAGTATCAATATCTTTATATTCGCCTTTCTCTACCACAACACCTTTTCTTGGACCATATTCACCAATACCAGTTACAAGAGCAAAGTCAAAATTGACTTTCTTTAATTCTTGCAAGTCTGCTTTAAATATAAGTGTAACTAATTGTTCTGCAATTAAGTCACTGTTCTTATCAATGGTTTGGGCCATTCTTTTAAATAGTGTTTGTTTACCCTTTAAAACTCTGTTTACCAAGTCATTAGGAATTCTTTGAATAAACTGTTTCCAATTCTTTCTACTTGGCCTAGTTTTCTTAATATCTTTTTCGAGTTCGGGTGAAAGTAATTTGAGCTTCTGAGCAAGTTTAATTACATGAACATAAAATGCTCCAGCATCATCATCAATTTGATTTCTTACTTTATCAAATTTCTTTTCAGATAATAAACTTGTGAATGCTTTATTAATTAGAGTTGGGTCAGTTTCTGTGGACCTTTTCTTTTTCTTTAAAGAGATACCAACATAATTTTTACCCTTTCTAATAATAAAATCGGATGAATTAAAATCCTTCATGCCGTGTTTAGACATTTGGAACGCTTTAACATCATCGTCCCATGCCTGACCAGTTAGGTAAACCATATCAGCACTACCATATCCTGCTTCAATAATAGCATTGGCGGCCGATACTGCTTTACATAAGTTTGAATAATCACCTACAAGAGAATCAACTTGGCCTTGTTTGTATCCCTTAACTTTCTTTAATTGTCCTCTTACTAATTCAATAAGAGCATCCATTTCATCAGAATTTTCTATTTTATGGACTTTAGGGAATAAACATAATGCGGCTGTCATCAATTCATGTGGATCATCTCCGAGTGCGCCACGCCCACCTTGTGGACGACAGTTAACATAAACATACTTGTCCATTTCACTGTGATCGAATGCATAGTCCTTTTCTTTACGAGAACCAGGAACTTTATCCATTCTTAAAGTAAGTCCGTCTGTCTTGTCAATAATATCTCTAGCAAGACTAGCAAACTTTTCTCTATCTTTATCAGGCATCATTTGACTGATACCTAATTTAGCCCCACTTTGTTTATTGGGTCTAACATCTATTTCAATTTCGGTTTTAACAGTACTAATTGCATCATCAATATCAGATAAAACACCTAATACAAATGCATTGTCATTACCTGTATATTGAAGATTTTGTAAATCTTCTGGAATAAATGTTTTAAATCCGCGCATTACTAAGTCCTGTTAATTAAAGTAGTATTATACAACTATTTATAACATTTGTAAAGTGAATCTTACACTTCAATGCGACTTAAAACTGATTCATAACCTTTACCTGTCATGTCTGAATGAAATTTGATTGCATCTTGCATCTTATCAAAAACATATTCAGCCACTATTTCTTCTGTGTATTTTACTTTAGCAATTACTTTATAAGCAAACATCAGTAAGTCTCCGGAACACCAGCAATGAAATCTAGTCCTGATTTTCTAGTTCTAAATTCTTGCAACTTAGAATTCCACTGCATACTAAGTTTCATACCACCTAGATCCACATTCATATATTTACCTGTAACCATATTAACAACCTCACCTTTAACAACTTTTCCGTTGTCTTCGCATAAAAACATCAATTGGCTTATAGTATCCTAACATTATATTTTCTCCCCTGGTTTAAATCCTCTGAATCCCTTAAACCTAGGAAACCTAAGACTGTAGTAATCAGCATCTTCTGCTTGACTAATTGTATCAGCTTTTACCTCTACCATCAAGCCTAAATATTTTTCAGGAAGTGACCAAATAGCATCGCGATCATCGTCACTGAGGCCAGAACCAACATTAACTTTAATGTGTTTACCATTGTCTGTACCTTCACAAATGAGTGCACCAAGCTTTCCAGCGTTTCTTCCTGTTCCTTCTTCAACATCTTTTAACTCCAATGTTACTTCAATAAAGGGCTTCAATTTCAACCATGCGTCTGATCTCTTTGTTTTGTATACACCATCAGCTGGTTTAACCATAACACCTTCGAACCCTTCAAGGGCTGCTTTGGCTATTTTCTCAGCAAATTGGCTAGAGTCCAGTTCATCGTCCATATCCAATACATCATAATTAACACTTTGAACAGCAAAATTCCAAAATAAATCTGCATCTCCACGGAATAATTTATCTAGTTTTTTCTTTCTTTGTGCTTGTGGTATATCACTACCACCTGCTTTAAATTCTTCAATGGTTAAAATATCAAAACAAGCAAAATATTCCTCCATTGATTCTTCTTTCCAACCATGTTTTGCATTTATTTTTTTCATAAGAAGTTGGAAATCTTTGCCCATTAACTCGCCATCGAGAACATATCCATTATAATACTCTTTACTCAATGCCTTATTATTATGCGGAACATTCTCTATTACACGACCAGAGCGAGTATATAAAGTACATTCGTTGTTTTCTATCATTGCCAGACATCTGACTCCGTCAAATTTATACTCGACAATATTAACACCTTGAATTTTATCTTCTTTACCAGCAATGTCTTTGGCCAACATACAGCCGAAAATGGGAATAAATCCCTTACCATAAACTTTATTAACTGTCTTTTCTGATATACCACATTTTAAATCTTTAAGTAAGATTCTACGGTACCAATAATTCCATTCATCTAATGATTCACATCTAGCAATCATGCCGGCGACAGCATCTTTAGCATTATTACCAGTTAATTCTCTTTTTGAGAAGTGATCACAACATGCCACAAAATCATGAATGGTTAATAGTGTATCACCAGTTTGTTGTACATCCCAGCCATCGACTTGATAATGAACCTCTGGCCAAGGCTCACCACCAACCTTTTCTGGAATTTGTTTAATACCAAAAGTAGTCATAGGATCAAGTGCAAGTTTCAAGCCAGTTTTAAATTCAACATTATGCCAATTTGACTTTACTATTTCTTCTTTCTCAAGCCGAGAACTAGTTGCTTCTAGTTTCTGAATAATTTTCCAAGGCTTCATTTATACTCCGTGGGTCATATGTTCATAAGAATCAGGACATGTGTTTACATTATCACCACAAGCACATGTATCGGCCTCAGAGACACTCGGTGCCCCTACCATAGACCTAACTTGATCCTCATTTAATGTTTGTTTGCCATCAACAATTGATTGTTTGGCTAATAGTTCATAATAATTCATAATTTACTCCTTTAAAATTAGTAGGGGACTTTTTCATTTCCCCTGTGTATATTCGGTCATAACCCCCACGCACTTTTAATTCCGTCTGCAGGTGACGCACAACCACTACTGAACCCAGACGTGATTGTATTTTGTAGGCATATTCTCACAAGAGTAAATATCGCCTTCCTTATAGTTGACTACCTTGACGCAGTCTCCAGTAGAATAGCTTGTTTGAACTTCAGGAATATTACCAATATAATTTAGTGTTAAACCAAATGCAATACCAGCAATTGTTCCGTATAAAAGACCTTTTAATTTATTCATAATATTCTCCTTAAATTCCTGTCCATCTGATTGATGATTCATTATAGTCAAAGATGTTACCCCTTGCAAAGTTAGTGGCAGGTTTGTTCCATCCAGCTGCCATCAACATATCACCAATTTCAAATGGTTTATTTGTTTTGTTATCAATGTATTTTGGGGGATTTTTGACAATGAAACCACAAACTGATTCACGACCTTCATCAGATCTTACCAACTTGATATAATTTCTACCTTCTTCCATGTGGTATTTAGTAGTTTCAATGGTATGTTCAAATTTACTGTGAAGTTGATTTTGCATAATCATAAGTAAATCTTGGATTTCTGTAATTAAGTCTTTCATAATGTGGTTCCTTATCATTTAATATAGGTATATTATAACACATATAGAGCAAAAGTAAACACGCTTAGTGAAAATAATTGCACTTTTTTATATTATTTTGTTATAAAGGTACGCTTTTATATAACATCATCAACAGGAAACAACTTATAGATCACTTCTGCACAAGCTTTGGCGATTTCGGCATGCTCTTTCTGTGTACCGTTACCGCTTCTTAGATCCATATAATGAATCCATGATCTGAGTGTACCATTAACATACATACGAGACTTAGTTAAACCCTCGGGTAAGACTGCCCTGGCCTGTTCCTTTGCTATACCAGCATCTAAAGCCCATTGATATGCATGCCTACATCTTTCAATAATAACTTCTTGATATGACTCCCAAATATAATGAATAGAATCTTCATGGGGAATATCAACAGAATTTTGCCTATTCTTAGTATCTTGTAATCGAGCTTCTCTAGTTACGAATGACAAATCCTCAGTTGGATCAGCATATCTTTGAGAAAACTCTTGAAAAGTAAATGAACGATGCCTTAGAATTTGTCGTGCAATATCTCTTGTAGTATCAATTTCAAGGCATAGAGATACCATTTCTAATGGACTCCAATGTTTGTGTTTGATTAGATATTTTACGAGCTTTTCTGATGTGGCTTCGTTGTTTTGGTTGCTAGGGTTTGATACTCTAGCACAGTATGCAACCAACTGGAGAAGGTCATTGTTTAACTCTGACCCCTCCGGCGGTTGACTATATGATATAAGTTTCACATTAAACATTGATTATTATTAGCCCTTTTTCACTAGTGTATAAATGCCCCAGAGTAATCCGGCCCAGGCAAGTAGTTTTGCAATGCCGCCAAATAAAATGACTGAACCACAAACTACAATTAAACTGATACCATCTAGTGATGTTCTTTCAAACACTCTTTCTGATACCCAGTCTTTTGCTTTTAATAACATATCCATATTTTTCTCCTATATTTTGAATTCAGCAAACGTGTCTTTGTTTTCTCGGTCTCCCCACGTTGCTATTGGTTTATCGGGAACAGAATCTGATACCAAATCCTGTTGCGCCGATTCTTCTACATCATATAATTTCATGCGGGAACGATCAATACCAACTACAAATCTCTTATATTTGGTAGGATCATTATACCTATTTTTCAATTGTTTTACCATTATCTGGCCTAATTCTTCTAGTTCCTCTGTTGAAATAAGAGCAAACATTAAATCAGCCGTGGCAGGCAAACCAAATGATTCCGACGTATCCTCAAGGCCGACATCAGTATTACTGAAACCAGACCTAGTGGTCTGTGTTGCCGACACAATCGGTACATTAAACTCTACAGCAAGGCCACGAAGTTCTTCAGCAATGGCTTTAATGTAGGTGTAACTATTTATACTTCCACCCATACCTTTCATACGCGAAGAGGCACAAATATTAAGGTAATCTATGTAAATTATGTCAGGTTTAAAGTTTTTCTTCATTTTCAGCTCATTTAGAAGAGCTCTAAAGTGTCCTGTATGCGCTGCACCAGTAGGATATTCCTTAATAATAAGTTTACCGATAGACGCTTTTGCAATATTAGCAATCTTGTCATTGAAAACATTCTCTGGTAATCTTTCAAGTTGCTCGATAGGCAAGTCCATTAAGTTAGCATCAATACGTTCAGCAATTCTTTCTTCTGCCATTTCCATAGTAATATATAAAACATTTTTACCTTGTTGCAGAATAGAAGCAGCACAATGACACATAAATAATGATTTACCTACACCAGTTCCTGCAAGAGCAATGTTTAGTGTTTTATTAGGCAAACCACCCTTTGTAATTTTATTAAAGTAATCTAAATCAAATGGTGTTCTGTGTTCTTTAGTGTTATAAAATTCAAAACGCTCTTCGGAATTATCAATATAATCATGTCCGATAGCTTGGTCAAATGATACACCCAGAGCATCTGATAGAATTTCTGGGATAGCACCATCTGTTTTTGAGCTGTCTTGGCCATCAATGATTTGAATAGAATCCATGATAGCATTATATACTGCTCTATCACGACACCACTTCTCAGATTCCTTAACAAGATATTCAGTATCAACGTCTGACTTTACAGATATTTCACCAATCAGCTGATTTGCACTATTCAGAAGTTCCTCTGGCGCACTCAGCTTTCTTAGTTCAAGTTGCAATATTTTAGATGTGGGCAACTTGTTAGTCTGTTGAACAAACTGTACTATCATATCAAATACAGTTTTATGTGAACCTTCGAAATACTCTTTTTTGATGTAAGGTATTACCCTACGGCAATACTCCTCGTTATTGAGGAGATGATTCAGTATGTGCGTCGGTAGTTGATTTGATATTTCCAATTGTTGCCTCTTTATTTTCTAAGCTGTCTTGAATAAAATATTCCAAAACTGCGCCTAAATAATTATTAAAATCTTCATCACTTTGTAAAAACTCTAAGTCAAAATCTGCTGGATCCTGAATAGCATATGTAAACGATAATTTAGCTTCATCCGTGTCTAGTTCTTGTACAGATACCTTGCCATAAATAACAATGATGTTTCTGTATTTACCACTTGTAAGTTTAACACCATAAAATTCTGCAAAGTCACTATCGCCGTCGTTTTCTACAAGTTTAAAGTCTTTGTCCGTTATATTATAACCCATTTTATCCCTCTTGTAAAGTGCTTTCTAAATCAATTTCTAACATTGGTTTATGGCCGATAGAATAGTGAGCTTTTAGGAATTCTGCAAAGTTAGTATCTGCAAAGATTGGTTCCCAAAATTCAGCAGTAAGTGTTTCCTTTTCTCTTACCTTACCTTCCATCTGCTCACCTGTAGTTTGGTCAACTTTTGAATACCAACCCATTGAAGGTTTGGTAACATAACCACCTGCAAGAGCAACTTCAAGAAGGCCTGAGTATTTCTCAATACCACCTTCCCAGCTGACTGTTACTGGAATCTTAGATTTTTCTTTTACAAACCTAGATTTTTCTACATTAATAACAAAGTCATATCCTTTAACTTCTGTGCCTTTCTTATTCTGTCTACGGCCTAGAATCCAGATATTATCGGCAGAATAATAAATGCCTGTGCCACCTGATACGATTGCTTTAGGAAATAGACCCATTTCTTGGTACGTATGGTTAACAGCAAGTAAAGGGATATTCTTCATAGTTAAATAAGGAGTGACCATTCGGAATAGTCCCTTTAATGCTTTAGCTCTACTCATATCGGCAACTGATTTCTCATTCAAAGCATCTTCTAGTTCTTTCTTAGATGCAAGGTTACCAATAGAGTCAATGACTACAATAACTTTATCTTTGCGTTCGATGTTATCCAACTGACCAACTAGATCAAATTTTAGTTGTTCTACATCAGTAATAGGAGTGTGTAATACTCTAGATGTATCAATGCCAAATGATTCAAAATATGATTGGGGTGAACCAAACTCAGAATCATAGAAAAGCATAACAGCGTCTTTATGTTCTTTCATATAGGCACCAGCCATAAGTAAAGCAAAACTTGTTTTAAAGTGTTTACTAGGCCCAGCCAAAACTGTAAGTCCAGCAGTTAAACCACCATTAACATCACCTGATAAGGCAATATTAATCATAGGAACATCTGTCTTACACATATCTTTTTCTGTGAAGTAAATAGAATCTTCTAGAACATCTGTTCCTTTAATTTTACTATTCTTCTTTAATTTATCCATTACTGACATTATTTTCTTCTCCTCGGTGATTTACCACCACCATTCATTTGCATTTGTCTTTCTTGCTTTCTCCATCTGGAAATGGCCTCTGCTTTTTTACGTTTTCTTTTGGCAGTAGGCTTTTCATAAAATTCCTTCTCCCTTACTTTCTGTAGAGTTCCAGCTCTTTCTACAGCTTTCCTAAATTTTCTTAGAGCTATATCAAAAGGCATTTCCCTAGGCGGTCTCTTGTCCTTTTTATTTCTATTTGGCCTTGGCCTTAAATCTATACTTGGCATACTTTCTCCTAATTATTAGTATATTATATCACATTCCGTGTGAAATGTAAACCATTATTTTCTTTCATTTTCAGAAATAACTACTCGTTTTCTTAGATCACTTGTAGAAAACCTATGGTCTCTTTTATTGAAATAGAACTCAATGTCTCTTTGTCGGCATAAATCTTTGCCTGTAAATTCTAGATCACGATATTCTTCTCCCATAATCTTAACATCTATTTGATACATTCCAAGAATATCAAGAAGTTCCTTCTCTGTATTATATACTAAAATTTCATCAACATAGCTAATAGCAGCTAGTTGTGCCTGTCTTTCAACAATGTTTTGTACGGGTTGGTTCTTTTCAGGTCTATCAACTGATGGATCATTTTGTAAAGCACAAATAAGATAATCACACTGAGTCTTTGCTTCTCTTAACATAGCAACATGACCAGAATGAAGTAAATCAAATGTGCTACAGGTAATACCCACTCTATTAGACATTATCTAGCTTCTCCTGATATTCTTCAAGCGACTTGGCAAGAAAGAGTTCTTTCAGGTCTTTGATAATATCGAGCCCTTGTTTTGAGGTTAAATATTCTGCTTCGGCTAAGATGTTATCATATTTACCATCAATTCCACCTGAAGCAGTTTTCCATGCAAACCTAAAACCAAATTGATTTTCAAATTCTTTATGCAATGAGTTTTCTAATTCGGTAGATGTGTCCTCATTCTCGGTAATTAAATACCTAATAACAACATCTTTTTCTCTACATAAATCATTACTGTCAATATAGCGTCTGACTCCATGTCTGCCCTTAGGTGCACGAATACCACCAGTTCTACCTATAACATCCTTTGCTTTACCATTATATCCAATAGCTTCGTGGACAATATTGTCCCCAATATCTTCAATATCTTTTGTTAAAGCAGTCTGATAGCATCCTGGGATTTTACCACCGACGCCATGTTGCTTTACAAATTCCTTCCAAGTGGAACTGTTGGTACTTGGTATCCAAGAAATAGGGTACCATTCGCTTTTACTTTTAATCAATTCATTCATAATAAACTCCAATTTTCAAATATAATATATTATAACACAATCTAACTGTATTGTAAACCGGTTTCTGCAAGTTTTTTACGGTTATTCATGTGATGTTCTTCTGTTAAATCCTTAGAGTCTCCATAGTATGGGACTGCATGGAACTCGTCAATCATTTGCTGATTAACACTTACTGCATTATCTCCAATAAAAAGTTCACCTAGGATTCTCCCAAACTTACCTTTATCATGTGATACCAGTTTAACATCTTGACCTTCTAGTTTTTCTACTAAGTGAGCTTTACTCGCCTTACCATAAAACTTTTCTTCTAGGTCTCTAGTTCGTGATTCAGGTGTGTCAATACCCATCATTCTCACTCTTTGTTTTTTATAAATCATACCAAAGCCTAAATCAACGTCAACATCAATAGTGTCTCCGTCTACAACTCTGGTAACCTCTACTTTATAAGTATACATTTTTTCTCCTATAATACTGCTTTAATAAATAGCATATCAACAATAACAGCAGGGTTGCCATCTACATCAACTGGCATAGACTTGGACCAATCTAAAAATACTCTATCGCCTTTCTGTATATGCTTAGCTTCTGGGCCAGTTGCTAAAACTAAACCAGGCTTAGCAGCCTTACTTGTTTCTCCTGTTAAAATAATACCACCAGCAGTTGTTTCTTCT